AAAGCCCTGCACCACGCCATCGAGCGCCTCTGTGTTCACAGCCTCCACGCCACCGCGCACGCAGATGTCCCGCACCACATCGCCCAGCGTGGCCAGCCCCGCCCGCCCGTTCAGCCAGTGCCCGCGCGGCCAGTTGTCCCCATCGCCCCAGATGTCATCCCGCAGCGGCCAGGCCGGGAACGGCCGCCCGTCCCACGCCCAGACCATCGCCGCCTCTACCAGCGGGGACGCCTCCCAGTGCGCCAGCGTGACCGCCAGCGCCTGACACTGGAACACGTCATCCCGGGTCCCGCTGGAGTATGGCGGCAGGGCGCTCTCAGTGCTCTTGGGATCATAGAACAGGTTCGGCGCATTGCCGCCCTTGTCCACCGCGCCGAAGCCGATCTCACTGAGACGCACAGTTTTCGACCCCGGCACCCAGCCTGTCGGCGCTGCTGCCCGCACCCCGCCGGGGCGGGGGTGGTGCGCATTCGCAGCCCAGCCCGCCAGATCCTTCGCACGGAAGATCCAATGCTCACCATGGGCCGTGTCATTGATTGGTGTACGCACCTGTTCGTCCCGGTCGGCCTGGCTGGCATAGTACCAGTCATACGCCTCACCGCCGCTGATCTGGTCGGTGAGATAGTCAGGGTCATCCGGCCCCTCATAGCCCGCCAGCGCATCCAGATGCGCCGTGCCCTCGCGCCAGTCGCCCATGGGCGGATACCAGTCCACGCCGACGAAATCCACGTTCGGGCTCGTCCACAAGGCGTCCAGCGGGAACAGCACATCGCCGCTGCCGTCGCCCGGAACGTAGGCGCCATACTCCGTCCAGTCCGCCGCATAGGAGACCTTCGCGCCCGGCAGGACCGCCTTCACCTCCGCTGCAAGAGACACCAGTGCCTCCACGAAGGGAAAAGCGCCGCCCGCATCCCGCACGCGGGTCAGCCTCACCATCTCGCTGCCGATCAGGAAGGCTTCCACACCGCCTGCTGCCGCGCACAAGTCCGCATAGTGCAGGATGAACCGGCGGAAGCCCGCGGCCCCGTTCACAAAGGCGTCTATCTCGCTGCGCGCCGCTGCCGTGCCATCCTCGCTGACGCCGATCCGCCCGCGCCACGGGAAGCCTTCGCTGTCCATGAACAGGAAGGGCGAGAAGGTCACCGCGATGCCCCGCGTGGTCATCTCCTGAATGGCCTGCACCACGCATTCATCGGACGGTGTGCCGCCATAGTTCGGCCTGCCGCTCTCATCCCGTGAGACGAGATAAGCCTCCGCCCGCCCGATGCCCGCCACGCTCCAGCCCTGCGGCACGGTCACCCGCTCCCGCATCTCCGCCCCCGGATGGATCTCGCAGCTGCCCGCGGCCACGCTCGTCCCGAACCAGCCGACCGTCAGCGCCGCCCGGTTCACGCGCGGCAGCTCCGCTTCCAGCTGGTCCAGCGAGACAAGAAAGTCCGCCCGTGCTTCACCGGAATTTGCGTTCAGCGCCCGCTCTTGCCCCCGGCGCAGGCGCTCCCGCACGATCTCTGTCGCGTACACGAACTCGCCCGAGGCCGGGATGATGTTCACCCCCGTCACCGAAGCGTCCAGCCCCGGCGTGTCGCTGCCCGGCGGCACCCGCACAATTTCGAAGCTCAGCTGCGGAATACGATTGCCGAAATCGTCCAGCGGCAGATCCTCGAACACGATATAAGCCGTGCCGCGATAGGCCGGTGCCGCGCCCTCGATCATCCCGATCAGCGGATCGGCGTCCTGTGTCTCGTCTCCGCGATACAGGCGATGCGTCACCTGCGACAGGTCGAACGCCTCACCATTCGCCCAGGCGCGCTGCACGGCCAGAACCGGGCCTTCGCCCAGCGCGACGGCAAAGCTCACCGTATAGTCATAGGCCGTCACGCGGGGGCCGCCCTTGCTGCCTCTGGACTGCGTTGTCTTGTGCTCCCGGAAACGCGACGCCCAGATCACCTGCCCCGCCACCCGCATGCGTCCGTAGACAGACGGGATGCCAACGCCCTCGCGGGACTCCATCACCGGCAGCGTCTTCACGCGCGGGCCTTCCACCGGCGGCGCCAGCCGCGCATCAATCAGCCCGCCCACGACAGAGCCGACCGCCCGCCCGATGGCCGCCCCCGCCACCTGCGTGCCCAGCAGCTTCAGCCCCTGCGGCAACAAATGGCGCCCCAGCGCCGCCCCGGCCTGCGACAATACGATTTGCGCCATGCCTAGTCCTCCAGTCCCGGAAAGCGGAACGCCGCCACCACGCGCCGCTGCCACCACGGCACCAGCCGCGTCTCCACGACAGAACGCCCCCAATAGGCATGCACCAGCGTGCCTTCGCCCGTCGCGATGCCGCAATGTTTCGCCGGCACGCCCATGGCCATGCGGAACAGAAGGACATCACCTGCGCCTGCCGCCCCCGCCGGGATTTCAAGCAGGTGCCGCCGCGCCGCCTCCAGCAGCGTCTCCTCGCCCAGCACAGCATCGCAGGCGCGCGCATAGACGCGCCCCACAGGCCGTTCCAGATCTGCCTTGAGGGAGACGAGTTCCGCCTGAAAGCCACCCGGCCCGCGCGTCACCTCGCTGAGGCGTCCGCTCCAGACCCGCAAGAACAGGTCCGGCCGTTCCCAGTCCACACGCATCACATCGACGCGCGCGCCGTCCCACAGGCCCGCGGCAAGGTCCGCCTCCGTGATTGCCTCATCGGCCAGCACGCCGCCCGCTGCCGCCTGCCCCGGCGCGAGCCCGGCGCTCTGTGTGAAGCTGCCTGCCTCCAGCGCGCCGCCGGGCGAGTAGCTCACGCCATCCACCACAAGAGCGCGGTCATGCTCCGTCGCGGCCAGCACAAAGCCGTCGCTGCGCGTCAGCCGCCAGCAGAGGCACGTCATCGTCGCCCCGTTCGCCAGCCGGGAGGCAAATTCACTTGTTATCAGCCGCATGGTTCAGCCCACCAGCTCAATGAGAGGAATGCTCAGCACCCGGCCTGCGCCAAAGGCTTCAAGGTTCACGTCCAGCCGGTCCGTATCGAACCGCACGGGGCAATCGAAGCGATATCCCGCCGTCACCACAGCCCCCGCCACTGGCGCCGTGCCCAGCGTGACGATGCCCGTGGTCTCATCCACCGCCGCCGGGGTGGCCACGCCATCGACCGCCACTAGCACACTGCCCGCCACGGGCTTCAGGATGCGCCGCGAATAGGTGCCGTAAGCCTTCACCAGCTGGAATGCCGTAGTTTCGCCATCGCCCGTGCCGATCACCTGATCGGTGGCGCTGGCCACCGTGCCCGGCGCGCTGCTGCGATCGTCCAGTGCATCGCGGAAACGGAAGCCGCTCAGCCGTCCGCCACGCGCCTCAAAGAAGGCGACGACCGACTGCAACGTGTCCAGCCGCGTGACCGCACTGCCGACATCCCAGCGGCGGCGGCTGCCAGCCCACAGCGCATTGCGCGCCTCCGCCCCGCTCGCCAGCGTGACGACTTCCGTCTTCCGCTCCGGCCCGCCGCTTGCCGCCAACGCCAGCGGCACGGGGAAGCTCACTTCATGGAAGTTGCTGAGGCTCACAGGAACCGCCCTCCCTGGCTGACGAGGCGCGCCAGCACGGCGCCGATGGCGTTGCGGCCCGTCACCGCCGATTGCTCCGTTCCCTGCGCAAAGTTCATGTTGACGTTCAGGGCGGAAGACTGCTGCCCGCCACTGAACACGGCTTCCGCCGCCACGCGGGCAATGTCGCGCAGGATGGCGTCGGCCATGCGCTGGAAGTCCAGTTCGCCGCTGCGCGCGGCCTGCGCCAGTGTCGCCTCGATCCGCTCGCCCGCCTTGCCGAAGGCCGTCTCCAGCGCGTTCGCCGCCTCCGCCCCCGGCCCTTCCGCCAGCGCCTGAAGCGCATCAGCGGCAGCGGCAAGGTCACTCTCGAAATTATTCATTCGTCTCCTCCATCCGGATATGCCCCCATCAGCACGGCCAGCCGCGCCCGGCTCATCGCCTCGCCACCATTCCCTGCCAGCCAGCGCCACTCGCGCAGGGATAGTCGCCAGAAAGCCTCCGGCGTAATCCCGGCCGTCAACGCCGCGCGCAGCATTGCAGGCCACGGCAGCATCACGCGGCCAGCCCCAGCCGGAAGGCCTCCGCCACCGCCCGTGCGGCCACGCCGGGGGAGACGTCCGCACTGCTGAGGCGCGCTGCCGCGTCTTCCTCCCCGCCGCCCCGCAACAGGGCCGCCAGCACCAGCGTAAGGTCCGCCGCCGACAGGCTGCGCAGCCGCGCATCCAGCTCGCTCATCCGCTTGCAGCCAAAGGCCGCTTCGATCTCTGCCAGCGCGCCCAGCGTCAGGCAGAGGCGCCGCGCCACCCCGCCGATCACGAGGCTTGTCTCTCCCCGCGCCGCGTTCATGCCATGGCCTCGAAGCTGACAAGGCCCGCACTTTCAAGCGTGACGGAGAATTCCGCCTCGCCATCATGCTCGCCGCTCCAGCTGAGTTCGCTGACCTGGAAGGCGCCCTGCAGCGTGCCGAAGTCCGGCAGGATGAACTGCCAGTCCGGCGCCTCGCCCGCGAAGAAGACGGTCCGCATGCGGGCGTCACTGGCGGCATCCTTGAACACGCCCCGGCCGGTGACCTTCGCCGTCTTTGCGCCCGCCCCGGCCAGCAATTCACGCCACGCTTCCGGGCTGTCGGCGCTGGTTGCATCCACCAGAGCGGCGGACAGCTGGATCTTGCTCGCCCTGATGCCCGCCAACGTGACAAAGCCGCCGCCCCCATCTGAAATCTTCAGCAGGATGTCCCTGCCTTTCTGCCCTGCCATCAGGCCGCCTCCTCTGAAATGATCCGCACCCGCACCACGCCGCGAAAGGCGCGCTTGTCCGGCGTGCGCATGGCGTCGGCGAAGATCACCTGCGACAGCACCACATGCTGGCCCTCCACAGCCCAATCCGCGCCTTCCACCGCCGCGCGCAGGGCCGAAAGGCACTCCTTCGCGCCCCGCACGCCATAGTCGCGGGAATAGCAGGCCAGCGTGATCCGATGCTCCAGCCCGTCCACCAGGCTCGCCCCGGCGGGGCTCGTCTCGTGCCGGTCGATCAGCGCGTAGGGATAGAGCGGCTCCTCGCTCTCCGCGTCCAGCACGCGGGCGGGCGTTCCGAAGACGGACTTTACACCGTCATCGGCGCGCAACAGCGCCATCAGCGCCGCCTGCACGGCCTCCTCCGCCCGCCCGCTCACAGCCGCACCTCGGTGCGCGCGTTCAGGATCGCCGCCACATCTTCCGGCAGGCCGGTATCCTCGCCGCGCTGATACGCCACCAGCACAAGCCGCTTCAGCGCCTGCACCAGATCCGCCGGCACATCCGCCGCCGCGCCATAGCCCGCCACGAACGTCACCTCCGCGCGCCCGCCCAGCGGTATGCCCGGCAGCGGCACGAACGGCTTCAGCTTCAGCCGCCCGCCCTCCAGCACGAAGCGCGTGGTGACCGTCTCCGCGCCGCCCTCGGCGTCCACGATCTCCACCGCCACCAGCGCGCTCGCCGGGGCCGGCACGAGGCGCACACCGCCGCAGCGCATGCCCGCGGGCCAGCAGTCCCAGCTGCGCCTCACCGTCCGCGTTACCAGCGCAAGGCCGCCCGCCGTCTCCAGCCGCGCCTCCGCCGCCGGGATCAGCGCCGCGACCAGCGCGTCCTCCCCATCATGCCCGATGCGGAGATACTCCTTCGCCGCCGCCAGAGACAAAGCCGCCCCCGCTGGCGGTGTGATCACCGTCAGATTGCTCATTTCTTTTCCTTGCTCTGCGCTGTTGCCGCCTGTCGGCGGCGCGCCTGCGCCTGCGCTTTGCTTGTAGTCTTGCTCCGACTGCCGCCCCGCCCCGCGGGGCGAAGCGGCGATACGGGGCCGGTTAGACCAGCGCCCCCAATTTCTCGACCACGGCTGCGCCGATGGGCAGGCCGATGGATCGGATCAGTTCGTCGTCGATTTCGGTTTCGGTCGAATTGATCAGGGTGGCGACGGCTTCAGCCACTTTCGTGGTGAACTCGTCCTGCTGTGCCTTGGTCAGCAGCGCGGCCTGGCGGATGATGGAGACGATGACAGATTCAAACATGTTGGTTTCCTTCCTGAAGTGAATGAAAGAGTGCCCACACAAGCGAAGCGCAGGCGCAGGGCGCCCGAGCGCAGCGAGGAACCGCGCCCGAGCAGTTGAAAGACTCAGAAGACCATCACCTTCACGGCGTCGAAGTTCTGCACGCCGCCGCCGACGCGCTTGGTCGTGTAGAACAGCACGTAAGGCTTGGCGCTGAACGGGTCGCGGAGGACGCGGGCGCCCTGCCGGTCGGCAATCAGGTAGAAGCGGCGGAAGTCCCCGAAGGCGATGGCCGCATTGCCGGTGCCGATGTCCGGCATGTCTTCGGCTTCCGTCACCGGATAGCCGAGGATCGTCGCCGGGTCCCCGCCCGTGCCCGGCTGCCAGAGATAACGCCCGTCGCCATCCTTCAGCTTACGGACGGCTGCCACCGTGCGCCGGTTCATCACGAACCGCCCATTGGCGCGGAACTGGGATTTCGGCGTGTAGATCAGGTCGATCAGCTGGTCGGCCGCATTCGCCGCCGTGAAATCCCCGGCGACGGAACCGACCTTGCCCCACACATGGCTCGCTTCGGCGACGATCTCGTAATCGAGGAAGCCTTTCGGCTTGTTCGTGCCATTGCCGGTCACGAAGGCCGCCGATTCCTGCGCGGCGAAGGCATTCTCCACCTCGTCGGCCAGCCAGGCATCGATATCGGCATAGGAATCTTCCAGCAGCGCCTGCGTCGCAGCAGGCATGGCGTAGAGTTCGCCCGCCGGGAATTCCAGCAGGGAGAGACCGGAATGCGTGGTCTCCGTCCGCGCGCCTTCCTCCGCCACCCAGCTTGCCGCCGCGCCGAGGCTGACGGGCTTGCGATACGTGCCGGCAGAGGTCTGCCGCACGGTCGCGATCTGCCGCATCGGGCTCGCCGCCAGAAGGCGCGCTTCGATCAGGCGGTCGAGTTCCGGCGGGGCGACATAGCCGCCCTGCGCGTCGGTGCCCGTGTTCAGCGCCTTCACGTCCAGCCTGGCAAGACCGCTGTCATCGCCCTGGCGCAGGTAACGCCCCCAGGCTTCGGCGCGGGCATCCGGCTCAGCGGCTGGCGCCGCGCCCGCTTCCGGCCGCGCCATCTTGAGGCTCAGCGCCTCCAGCCGCCGGTCGATCCGCGCAAGACGCTCATCCGTCAGCGGATCGCTTGCGCCTTTTCCTTCGATCTCGGCCAGGCGCGCATCGTTCGCCTCACGAAAGGCTTCGAACGCGGCCATCAAGTCGGCCTCCGCCGCCTTGTTGCCGCCTGCCATCTTGGTTTCCTTGGTCATTCCGTCTCCTTCACCAAACTTCACGCGGCATGTGCCGCGACTGTTTCCATGACTGTGAACCGCGCCCGCGCCTGCATCGGCGTCTGCACCAGCGACACTTCCACGAGGTCCACCTCGATCAGTTCCCGTCCGCCACCGGGCAGCGGCCTCCACAGGCGCGGGCGGAAGCCGATGGACAGGCCATTCAACCCCTCCCGCACCAGCCGCTCGACGTTCGGCTTTTCGATCAGTCCACGCATGAACAGGCCGCGCCCGTCTTCGGCCATCCGCGTCCAGCGCCCGGCCAGCGCGCCCTGCCGGTGCTGCAACAACATCGGCAGGGCGGCCCCGGACCGCAGCGTGTGCGCGAACGCCCCCGCGCGCACCACGTCCCCCGACTGGTCCGGTATCCCGAAAAGGGAGGCGTAGCCTTCGATCAACAGATCACTCATCGCGCACCTCCATGCGGCGCTCGATCCGGTTCAGCTGGCCGCTCACCGCCTCCAGCTGCGCCTCGACGCGCACCAGCCGTTCGGAGACCGTCTTGCGGTCGTTCAGTTCGGCTTCCACTGTGCGGATGCGTTCCGCGGCAGACCCTGCCCAGACCAGCGCCCCGCCCGTCTGCACGAGAATGGCGATGATCAGGCTGATCGTGACTTTCTTCTCGATTTCCATCAGCCGAGCCCCGCAAGTTCGCGTTTCTCTTCCGGCGTCGCGAAGGTCGCCGCCTCCAACCGCGCCCACAGCGCCTCGCGCTCTGCCGACAGCGCCGGCACACGGTCGAGATCGCAGCGCACCTCCACGTCGCCGCCCAGCGGCTCGTCCAACCAGACAGACAAGGCGCCCGCCATCTTCTGCGCCAGCGGCAGCACGGTCATGCGCCAGAAGGCAAGGCTCGCTTCCTTGTAGTTCGCATACGTATTGTCACCCGGTATGCCCAGCAGTTGCGGCGGCACGCCCAGCGCCAGCGCGATCTCCCGCGCGGCGCTGTTGCGCGCTTCCAGGAAGTCCATGTCCGCAGGCGACAGCGACATCGGCCGCCAGTCCAGCCCGCCCTCCAGCAGCAGCGGACGCCCTGCATTTGCCGCGCCGGAATAGAGCGCGTCGAGGTCTGCCTTCAGCCGGTCGAACTGTTCCGGCGGCATGCGGCCATGGCCGCCATAGATCAGCGCGCCGGAGGGCTTGGCCGAATTGTCGATCAGGGATTTCGCCCAGTCGGCGCTCGCATTGTGCAGGTCCAGCGCGCGGCGGGCCGGGGCCAGCGCCGGCAGGCCCAGAATGTCATCCTGCGGATGGAACAGTTTCAGGTGCAGCACCGCCTCGCGCGGCAGCATCCGCTCGCCCCGCCGTTCGCGCACGGCCCAGCCCTCGGCCCAGCCGCGCCCGTCGGTGACAGGGCGCACCCGGCCCGGCTGCAGCGCGTAGAGCGCAGCGATGCCCGCTTCCTCGCCACCCTCCTCACCCGGCAGGCTCACCGCTTCGATGAAGGCATTCCCGTGAAGCTGAAGCTGTGTGTAGACGCCTTCCAGGAAGGCCGCCCCGGCCACATCCGGCGCCGGTTTGCGGATCAGCCGCGCAGCCGCCTCATGCGCCGTCGCCAGCGGGACAGAGGCTGCCGCTTCGGCCACCATGCGCACACAGCGATAGGCCACGGCATTGCGCAGGTATCCGTCGCGGGTCAGCGCGCCGCCATCGCGGCCGCCCCAGTTCGGGCCGCCCGGATCGGTCAGCGCCACCATGGGCGGCGCCGATTTCGCCTCCTGCCTGCCTTTTGCCCGCAACCAGTTCCATGCCATGTCCTTCGCGCCGCCTCCCGTCATCTGATGGCGTGAAGTTAAGCCGCAGGCCTCCCCCGGAGGATTGGATTAGAAAAAGGCAAGTCTTTTCAATGTTAAACTTGCTTAATATGGCAGGATAGGCGCTGCTTTTTCCTACAGATTTACGCGCTGCAGGCGTAGCCACATGGGCGCAAATCTGCTTTGTCCCTAGCTTCTGTTTCGAGGGGTTCAGGAGCTGCACACATGTCGGCACGCGTGATTTCCATTGCCAACTCCAAGGGTGGCGTCGGCAAGACGACGACGACCGTCAGCCTGGCGGAAGCCTTTGCCGCCGAGGGCCGCCGCGTCCTGGTCGTGGACCTCGACACACAGGCGAACGCGTCCCTGCTGGTCTTCGGCAATGAGGGCGACGAGCACCTGTTCCAGGCGATCAATGACTACGCCACCATCTCCGACTGGCTGCTGGAGAATTTCGAGGCCGGCGAGCAGAAGCGCCTGGAAGAGTTCATCGTCACCGATGCCTCCGACGTGATCGCGAACGGCAAGCCGCTGCCGCTGGACCTGATCCCGTCCAGCCCGCGCCTGCGCAAGACCGAGAAAGAGCTGATCTATCACCTCACCGAGCAGGGCTATTCCATGGAGGCCCTGGAGAACCAGGTCGGCCGCCGCCTGCGGGATGACTTCAACCTGCTGAAGGCGAAGTATGACGTCATCCTGTGCGACTGCCCGCCCGGCATCTCCACGATGACGGAATCGGTCCTCGCCGCCAGCCACCTCGTGATCGTGCCGACCATTCCGGACTTCATGTCCACGCTCGGCCTCGACCTTTTCACCGGCGACGTGATGACCAATCTGCGCGAGCGTGACGTGAAAAGGCTCCCCATGGTTCTGGCGACTCGGTATGATAATTCTCCACACCAGCAGGTCGTGCTGAACGCGATGCGTGAAGCGGCCGCCGCGCAGGAAGCCGAGTTCACCATGTTCAAGACCGTCATCCCGATGAAATCGGGCTTTGCCACCAACCCGATCGAGCTGGGCCCGGACCCGACGATCGAGGCGAAATGGTCCGGCGGCGCCCTGCCCGTGATCCGCGACCTGCTCGCGGAAGTGAAGGCGGCCCTGGCATGACGAACGACGCGCACAAGGCCGGCGCCGAGGCGCTGAAAGCCCTCCTGAACCACGCCTTCAGCGCGCTGGGCGAAAAGGAATACGCCGCCGCCGCGGGCCTGCTGACCAAGAAGCTGATGATCTCCGCCGGGCAGACGGTCGAGGTCATGCGCGCCCTGCGCGATGCCGTCGGCAAGGACATTTTCGAGGCCCAGCTGAAATCGCTGACGGCGCATCAGGCCCGCCTGCTGGCCCGCCGCCTCGACAAGACCGTGCCGGATCTCGAAGTCTCCACCGCCGGTGCCTCCTGCGCCTGGATCCGCGACCTGATGGACGGCAAGGGCCCCGCTGCGGCGCCCGCACCTGTCACCGAGGCCCCCGCCGAAGAACCGGGTGCTGAAGCCCCCGCAGAAACCGAAGCCCCGAAGCCTGCCTCCTCCGGCTCGTATTTCGGCCGCAAGAGCTTCCGCACCGGCGGTTAAGCCCCTCTCCCTGGGGAGAGGGGTTGGGGTGAGGGGCCGCGTACTTACCGCAAGTACCTTCTCCGCTGAAACGCCTTCGCCCCTCATCCCCGACCCTTCTCCCGAGGGAGAAGGGAGGAAAAGCCTCACAGCTGCCGCACGCCCACGGCGGCCTCGTCCAGCATCAGCGCCCAGACGGCCCAGACCAGCGCGTCCACGCGGTCTGGCGAGCCGCTGAAGCCCTCTGCCCCGAAGGCGCACATCTCGTCCTCCAGCGCCCCCAGCTGCCCCACATGGTGCACGCGGCCCTGCTCGTAGAGCGTCGCCACCGGCAGGGCCCGCGCCCGTTTCGACAGCCGCGCCTGCACCAGCCGCACTGGCACCGGGCACCCCGCCGTCTCCAGCACCTGACGCACCATTTCGCCGCCCTGGTTCGCCTCCGCGATCACCTCCCGCGCGCCCACCCGGCGCACCAGCGCCACGGCCCGCCCGGCCCAGTCCAGCGGGCGCAGGCCCTGCGCGGACGCATCGCCCAGCACATAAGCCTCCTGCCCCACACGGCCCGCCGCGACGATCCCGCAGGCATCCGAACTGGCGCCGCTGGTGGCCGGCGGATCGACTGCGACGACCACATCCCACAGCGCCGGCACAAAGCCCGCCCGCGCGGCATCAATGCGTGAACGGAGGAAAAGCGCGCCTTCCGGGTCCTCCACCATCTGGCCGTCCAGTTCCTGCCGCCCCAGCCGCGTGCCGCCATAGGCCGCCTCCATGGCTGTCAGGAAGCCGGGGGCGAGATGGTTCGCATTCTCCCGCGTTGTGCTCTGCGTCACCACCGTATCCGGCGCGGCATGCAGGCGCCGCATCAGCGCGGTCGGCCGCGGCGTCGTCGTCACCAGCGCGCGCGGGTCCGCCCCAAGGCGCAGGCCCATCTGCAGCATGTCCCATGTCTCCCCGGCATAGTGCCAGGCCGCCGCCTCGTCGCACCAGGCAGCGTCGAATTGCGGCCCGCGCAAACTGTCCGGATCTTCCGCCGAGAAGACGTAGGCCCGCGCTCCGTTCGTATATTCCAGCATCCGGCGCGAGGCATGATAGACAGGCTGCCAGCGGCTTTCGGACTCGATCCCCATCAGGCCGCTCTGTCCACTGATCATCACTTCGCGCACATCGTGCAGGGTCGGCCCGACCAGCGCGACACGTTCCGCCCCGCAGATCACCCGCCAGCGCACCCATTCGGCCCCGGCCCGTGTCTTGCCTGCGCCGCGCCCGCCCTGGAACAGCCAGGTCCGCCAGTTGCCCGGCGGGTTCACCTGCGCCTCCCGGCAGGTCAGCAGGAAGGGGAACTCGTCCACAGTCTTCCACATGGCCGCATCCGGCGGGTATCCCGCCGCTTTCCACGCCCGCACTTTTTGTCTCGACCTCGGGCTCCAGATGTTCGAGTATTTCCAGAACGCGCTCTCGTCGTTCCCTTGCGGCCTCCGCACTTGCGTTTGCAT